GGTGCCAGTGGTCAGGCTTTGCAGTGGTGCAGTGGTCAGGCTTTGCAGTGGTGCAGTGGTCAGGCTTTGCAGTGGTGCAGTGGTCAGGCTTTGCAGTGGTGCCAGTGGTCAGGCTTTGCAGTGGTGCCAGTGGTCAGGCTTTGCAGTGGTGCAGTGGTCAGGCTTTGCAGTGGTGCAGTGGTCAGGCTTTGCAGTGGTGCAGTGGTCAGGCTTTGCAGTGGTGCCAGTGGTCAGGCTTTGCAGTGGTGCAGTGGTCAATTTTGATGGAATGTTATATACCTGGTAAGGATAGCCGCTGGCACTACTCTCGATGCACTGGCAAAAAGTCAGCCCGTTCATTTGAAAAGGTAGCCTGTTCAAAATGAAAGTGACCCTGTTCATTTGAAAAGTGACCCTGTTCATTTGAAAAGTTAGCCCGTTCATTTGAAAAGTGACCCTGTTCAAAATGAAAGTGACCCTATTCATTTTGAAATTGGAAAAGCTGCCCTGTTCATTTGAAAAGTGAGCCGGATTGTTTTAAAAATAGGAGTAAAAAGTGAAAAAAGTTTAATATGTTGCTTAAATACAACAAAATATTTTAAGTTGTTGTAAGTCTATGATTTTATTGATATTTATTTTATAAAACTTTCATGATAACTGCCATTATCATGATACTTACCTAAATAATGTAATGTACATGCAGAAAAAGATGTTATTTCACACGTTTTTCGTGCAACGCACTAAAAAGTGTTCGTTGCTCGGTTTTGCTAATGAAAACAAATGATGTAGAGTTAACGCTGTGGTAAATACTCAGTTTAAGGAAAAATTAATGATGAAAAATTATGACGACCTGATTAACGTTTGCAAAATTCACTGCAAAATGTTAGATGTTATGGAAGAATCGGAAATACCCATAAGCATGTATTTAAAATTTAAAGAAGTTAACGACAAAGGTGTTGACGATTGGGTAAAGGAAAACGGATTTACAGAAGGGGAATTTACTTTAGCTTTACACGCGCTAGGTCTAGTTGACTGCTCCGCTGAGTGGGCTACAAAACGCGATTAGAGCGATTTAAAACCAAACCCATACATACCCCTACCAAAGCCCTTAAAAACGCCTACAAAGCGTTTTTAAGGGCTTTTTCAATGGTGTTGCGGGTAAGTTTGCACCGATGCAAACTTTTGCTGCAAAACTTGTTCCGGTACAAGTTTTTGGTTTGAATTTTCAAACTGGATTTCCGGCATAAATTTTGCTTTCAAATTTTGAGTGAAAAATCGGATTCAAAAAATCGACTGAAATTTCAGGCTTCAATTTCCCATCAAAAATCAGATTCAAATTTTGCTTTGAAATTTCAGGTGCCAGTTTTCAGTTCAAAATCGGGTCGGGAAATTCCCCAGGCATTTTCCAAAACCATTTTTTCCTCGATTTTTGGCTGCTCAGTTTGATTGTCGGAATCCAGTAACCCTTCTTCCACGTAATCTTTTTTCAACTGTTGAACCCTGCGCTCAGTTAAGCCAGTGATGTTTGCTGTTTGGCTAGTCGATAACCCTGCCAGTAGCAGCGTCAGCACCCTACCGCTACGCACCTCGCAATCAACCAAATTAAGGCTTGGGACTGATAGCCTTTGCCCTCCCCACTCCTTGTTCAATCTTTGCATCCTTGATGTGCCAATCAGTTTGCACACTGGATGCGAGTCATTTATTGCCAGGGGTACGTGAAGGTCACGCCCACCGTAATGCGCCGCAAGCCTGACCGTGGCACTGAAACCAATCACGCCAGCAATGTCGTCCAGTGTTGTGTTTTTCAAATCCGTCATAAAAATCACCTTTTAAAAATCTGAGGAAATTCCTCAAAAAATACCGTTTAACCAATTTGTAACTTGTTACGTAACTAACTCTCAAAATCCTTTTATATAAAAATATATTTTTATATACACAATCTTTTTTTCTATAACCTATTTTTATTAGTTACACAGTTACACAGTTACAAAATAAAAAAAGATAAATAAAAACAAGGACTTAGGCTGTAACTGAAAACGTAACTAAAGTTAAGGTTAGTTACGTTTTCAACTTTAAAACTGTAGAAAAAACATCAGTTTTGAAATATTGATGTTTTTTCTACAGTTTTTAAGCTCGTTTTCTATAGAAAACACCTCACTGGCATTGAACGTAACTGATACTCAGCGGCAAATTCAGAACTCAAATCCTTGTGTACCTGTCGGATTTTCAAGTTTTGCCTTTAACTCTTTGTTCCAAGTTACACCACCTCTGAGCCAAATTCGGTCGGGTTTTCCACAAACTCGTTCAGTTTTTGCGTGTTGTTCCCATCCTAGTTTTTTCATTTCAATGCTGAATGTGCGTTTGTCCATGTGTATATCGCCCTCAAAAGCATTAACTCTGTCCCTCAAAATGCTGGACACCACAGCGTTTTCAGTGATACCCATGCCACCTTCTGCAATTACATCCTTTATTGCTATGGATTCCTCGCTGACATTCATGGCAATCATTCGCTGTTTTTCATCGGTAATGGGTGCTGTACTGTTGGGGTTAAAACCCGCTGCCATTGGGTAGTCCAATAGCCACCTACGGAAAGTAGCAAAATGCGTAGCAAAGGAGTCGTTAAGCTGCGAGAAGTAATGCGCCGCCCCACCGCGAGAAGCCAGAAGCGAATCAAGTTGTACCCTTGATTCAAATTTTGTGAAAATGACCATAAAGCGTCGGTCGCTGTCACCAATAGGTAAAGCATCCTTCGAGTTGGTAAATGCTATGTAGTTGGTCACATTGATAGCCTTATAACCATCGCGCCCCTTCTTGTGAATATTCACCATGTCGTTTGTGATGAACGGTTTAATGGTGTTGTGTACGTCAAAACGGTTGTGTCCTTGCAGCCTCAATTCTTCAAAAGCTGCAAAGCAAGCACCCTCGCCCCATCCGGTGAAAGCTGATAATATTTCTGTCAAACTAATGGGCTTGACGTTGTTAATACCCATCACGTTTGCCATTAGCGTGAGAAGCAAAGATTTACCGTCCCCTTCCAGACCCTTTATGACTGGCATCCAGCGCACCTTAACACCAGGGTTTTGTACACAGAACGCCAGATAACTAATCAGCAAGTCGGCAACATCCTGCCGCCCACCGCACAACACCTGCTCGATGTGAAACTTCAATCTGTCCACAGCCACAGCACCGTCGCTACCTGCCACAATCTCTTGCGCTTCCACTGGCACTGATTCGGGTCGGAAACTGTTTAAAAAAGTTGCCGCATCCTCGGTATAGTTGCATGGGTCACTGAAAAACTCTGGCATGTGGGGTGCATACATGACCCGTAACACCGTTGGTATCTGGTACTTCTCAGTGGCTAATACGTTTGCCGATGCAACAACGTTGCCGTGTTCATCTCTCGGCATGTCACGATTGAATTTGCTGTTGAACCCCTGTACGGTCAAAATCTCACCGCTTTTTTTGCAATAAAACTTGTCCATATCGGTCACATACACCACGTCCTGAAAGCACTCCGGTATATCCCCGTCGGACTTGACCCTGATAGGGCTAATCATCTTGCGACACTCACCAATAGGTAGCTTCGTACCTGCGCTACGCAAAGCATCGCGCAAATCCTGTGCCAGTGATTCACGCTCCAGCTTGCCCAATATCGGGTCAGCTTTTATCTTTGGGACGACACACTCGCGGAGCGTGTATTCGTCCCTCGTGCTCTTGATTTCAGCCTTCCACTTCTCAGTCTGAGCGTAAGCCTTACGCCTATTACTCTCACCTTGCCAATGAACCAGCCACTTGCCTGTAATTTGATTGCCGTTACCCTTGCTTGGTTTGAACGACCGCCAGCGACCTTGCACATCGGCAAAACTGACATAGTTTGCCCCGCCCGATGACCACTCATCGTACAGCCGCAACGCCTCGTCCGACCCGCCCAACTCATAATGCAACGCCATACCCGCTTTCACCCAATGGTCACGGTCGCACCCAGGGTCGCAGTCAAACAACACCCCTCTGGCATCCTGCAACGTCCAGCCAAGTGTCAAGTTTACACTCAGCATGAAAGCGTCGTTTTCATCCAACGCACCACTGGCACCCGCCGACCCACCCGCGCTCGGCACTTCACCAAAGCGGTCGCGGTACAGCGCCAGTACGTCCTCGGTCAACTCCACCACCTCGGTTTCACAGCCGAACATGGCACATTCAGGTACCACATTGCCGGTGACGGTCACAAAGCCGCTGTCACCAAACACCTCTACGGCAAAGCCACCGTCAAGCGGTTTTGTGTCCTTTTTACTCGGTAGTGTTCCGCGCATGAAAGCGCGGATTCCGGTACCGCTTGGTGAATACTCGGTATATGTCGAAGTCGCCACATCGGTAATAAAGGGTACCGTTATCTTGCCAGTGTCGTCCACGCAGTTGTCAAAGTCGAGTGCAACAATGTCCAAGCCAGGTAGCAGTGCCATGCCAACGCCTGAGAACCCGCCGCGCTCTGCCGCTGCCAGTGCTTCCTCAAAGCTAACAAGTTGTGCCCTGTCCTCTTGACTACCCTGTTCACCCGAACGCATCACGCCGTTGGTCGCGTAATAGGGAATTTTGGATGGTTTTTTCTGCCCTGGTTTTTGCGTCAATCTCCAGACCAGCCAATTGTGTTGCGCTTTTAGCAACTCTGGAATGTCAAATTTAGCGATTGCTTGGTTTTTGATAGAAAGCATGGTAAAATATTCCTGCAAGTTAATGGTTGATTGGTAGTCAATCGTTTTGTCTCTGTATGTTCCGTTAGAGAACGTCAAAGCCCCTCTGTATCAAGTGCCGAGGGGCTTCTTTTTTGGTTGATTTAGGCCGCTGCCAAGTTGTCAAACTGACGGATTTCGCACATCGCGGCCAGTTCCCGCGCTGTCACGACCGGCACGCGCCCATCAGTCAAACGATTCATGTCCCTGGTTGTGTCCTCAATGGCGAGTGCGAGTTGCAGGTTCACCAGCTTGCGGTGGCACCCTGCCAAGATGTAAAGATAACCAACGGAGGTGTTAGCAGCTTGCGCGATTTCCTCGCGCTCCGCTGGTGTGCATTGCCGAAGCAACTCTAATAGTGGTGTTTTGGGTTGTGATTGCATGATTCAGTGCGATACCATAAAGTTTGCACTAATTTTAGCACACGCAAAAAGTGATTGCAAGAATTTTTTCTTAACGTGCAAACAAATTTTCAACTCGGATTGTAAGCAAACTTTTGAGCGTTCTCAATGTTTGTTAGTTGTATCTAACTTTTTTGTTAGATTAGGCTAATTCCTTGTGCAATTCTTTAGCTTTTGCGGTATATTATTTGCAACAACTATGCTTTTTTATTTAACTTTAGCTAAATGGAGTGCTTTATGAATGACGTATTGGAGCAAGATAAAGATACACAAGCTGAGGAATTTGCTAATTTAATCAGCAATAAAAGTAAGCATGAGATTGTTCAAGGTTACAGAAGGTGTAACTTACGTCATCTAATATCTAAGTTCGGTGGGCAAACAGAATTGAGCAAGGAGTTGGGTTATGCCACCAGCACATACCTTACACAAATGGTCGGCCCAAGTCCTATCCGTGGTATCAGTGAAAAGAACGCAAGAGAATTTGAACAAAAACTAGGTTTGCCAGAACACTCACTGGATACACCTGTAATGTTTACTGAGCGTGACTTGGAACTAAAAATACCGGAAGATGGTGAAATTGACACACCTATCATTCAGATTGACGGTCGCCGTAAGTATGCAAAGATTGACTACAGCGAATATAAAGTTTTGCGTTATTTGGACAAGGCGAACCTTGAAAGTCGAAAACAAAGTCCGGCTTATGAATTTTTAAGTGTTGTTACGCAACCAGAACCACCTGAAAAAAGAAAGCCGACTATCAACGAAAGCACAATGCTTGAACTGATAGAACTGATAGAGTCCAGTGAACTCAGCAGCGGCAAGGCTTTGAAGGTACTCAAAATGTCAGTAAAAGATGTGTTCAAGAAACAGGCTCTTGATACTGAGTTTGTGCAAAACCTAATCGAGTTGAGCAAATAAAAAAGGGTGTGAACTAAATTCACACCCTTTCGGTTTGACCTCAGTACAGCGTTAGACCTTTAATTTGCCCCGTTGATGGGCTTCAATCAGCGCCCGAACAAACCCCGCCCCACCGTTCTCCTGCACATAAATCTTCATGGACATGGGAACTAGCAAGTTCAGGATGACGTTCTTTGGTGCATCGGGGTCAGCAGGTTTGCGCCCCGCACCTGGTCGAGCGCCACCAGTGTTAGCCCGTTTACCTCCCCAACCGTTGTTCTTTTTTTCTGTTACTTCTTCTGTCATTTTTAATTCTCCAAAACTTTGAATTTATTATACAGGCAATTCAACCTGTATGGTGTTAAAAATTTTACTTTTTGTCTTGACATAAAGTAAATTTGTCAATACAATAACCACCATGCAAATCACATTCGACCCTGTTAAAGATGCTCTCAATGTCAAAAATCACAAGTTGTCATTGACTTTGGCTTCGGGTATTGAATGGGACATGATGATTAGCCATGAAGATGCTACCTGCCACGATTACTATGAACAACGCATGATTGGTTTTGCGCCGATTGGCAACGAAATTTATTGTGTTGTGTTTGTAGAGCGTAGCGAAGATGTTATGCGTGTAATCAGTTTGCGTAAAGCAACCAGACAAGAGGTAAAAAATTATGTTAAAAATTTCAACTAAATCGGGTCGAGTTTTCAACTTACCTAGTGATATGGAAGATGCTGACATTCGTGCCGGCATTGCTGCCGACCCTGATACCCATGAAGTGAGCGAAGCTGAGTTTACAACCATGCGTAAACGCATTGGCAGACCGCGTTCAAATGTCGTGCGCCCCATGTTGTCCTTGCGCGTTGATGCTGACGTAGCGGCCGCTTTGCGTGCCAGTGGTAAAGGTTGGCAAACAAGAGTAAATGCGCTACTACGTCAAGCGTTAGACCAAGGCGGGTTGAAAGCCTAACTATTCTGATTGATGAAGTCCCGAATCACCGTAGGGGGCATAGCACTGGCACCACAAGCAGCTTCAAGCCGTGGCACTATTGCATCAATACACGCTTGAAGTCGCTCGTTTCTGGCACGTAACAACTTGTTCTCGTGTTCGAGTTCCGCTATCTGGTTGTCCAGTTCGTAGTTTTGGCAATGTGACATTTTTAAATCCTTTCTAAACATTTGTGGTGTAAACTGTTGCTATGACCACGCTTACTTTTGACACTCTCAAATTTGTGCAACGCCTTGAAAAAGCAGGTGTGTCGCGTGAACAAGCCGAAGCCAGAGCCGAAGCACTGGCAGAGGTCTTTGACTCCGCAGGTCAAGACCTTGCTACAAAATCAGACCTTAAATTTGAGGTCAGCCGTATAGACAACCGCATTGACGCGCTTACCAAAGAGTTACAAGCTGTTGAACTACGGCTAACTATCAAACTAGGTGCGTTCATGGCTGCTTCCGTTGGCACTACCGTTGCGCTGATTAAGCTGCTTTAGCTTGGCTTCAACGGCTCGGGCAAAATCAAGGTAGCTCGCCCAATCGTTTGTTTCATCAGCAGGCCATTCTTGTGCTAATTTAATGACCTGCTCATCCGTCAGCCCCACCCATTCGCGCTGAGGCGGCTCGGCGTAGAGTGGTTGCCATTTATCTGCGTTCATTACAGCAGGTATTGACTTGCATAATCCTTTTACCCTACCGCTCTCAATGACGCACCACGCTACAGGTCGTTCATTTGAAGTCATCACTCGTCCTTAAAAATTCGTTCAATAAATTTGCGGCCACTTCTAGGTCGCACCCCATAGAATCACTCTCAACAGTTTTTGCGTACTCTTTGAGCCGCTTGACGAGTCCCAATATTTGAATCTCGGTTTGCCATTGCATTGCATCGGTTGATGCGGGTCGGTAATTGTTCATAGTCACATCCAAAGGTCGTTAAAAATTGAATCGGTAGCAGCCAGCACCCGCGCACTGGCAATTTCAAAGTAAGCGGCTTCACGCTCAATGCCAATGAACCTGAAGCCTTCCAGCACCGCCGCCTTGCCAGTGCTACCAGAACCCATAAACGGGTCAAGCACAACGCCGTTTGATGGCGTCACCAAGCGGCACAGGTAGCGCATCAGGTCGGTTGGTTTGACGGTAGGGTGGATGTTGGCGCGGGGTGCAGCGCCACGCTTATCGTCGCCGTCCATGCTCTGCGGCCAGTTGGCGTTCTCTCGTTTCTCAAACCCATCCAACCCCTCGTCACGGTCTTTTTTACTTGCTTTGGCGCAGTAGAAAAAGCGTGATGCAGAGCCGCCGTTGTCGGTATGACCTTTAACTTCATCTCCGTCAGACCTGCTATTACCCCAATCCATCGGGTTAGGGTTGCTGCCGCCCCCCGCTGACGCTTTGCTCGGTGCTGTATTAGGAAACATCGCAACAACTTCATCGCTACCGTCATGGATTAGGTTTGCGGGCCAACGGCCTTGAACCGTTGTTGAAACATCCTTGGGTTGCCAGTTATCGTCATGCATCACGCCCAACGACGACATCCCTGCGTTTGTGCGAACCTCGTCACCCACCCTACACCCATCAACATTTATGCCGCCAGTGCCATGCGCCAATACGTTATCGGCAACAGTTCCTATTAGCGGTTTACGTGCAACGGTTATCGGCTCTAGTGCGGGTTTCAAGGCTGTGCCCCAACCTTCCCATTGTTTTGCTGCATCGGTAGCTGGCTCGTATTTGTAACCATAATCGCTGCGCTTGCTCAGGTCTTGTTTAAATTCTGCTTCGCGCCCATCATCGCCAGCCGCTTTAAACCCTTTTCCCTGTTTGCCCAAGACACCATCCAGCGCCTTATCAACCGCCAACGACTTTGGAAAGCCAGAACCGTACACCCATGCAATCATGTCGCGTATTTCAAACCCAGCGTCCTCAATCCGCACAGCCATACGGTGTTGTGTTCGTGTGCCAGCAAACGCCAACAAGTGACCACCAGGCTTCAACACCCGCAGGCACTCAGCCCAAAGTTCAACGCTTGGCACGTCATAGTCCCACTTCTTACCCATGAAAGCCAGTCCATACGGCGGGTCGGTCACAATCGCGTCAATGCAGTTGTCAGGCATCAACTTCAATGCTTCTAAGCAATCTGAGTTAATCAAGTTCATAATGAGTACACCAGTGCAAAAATAAAAGTTGCCGCTGCCCCAACGGTCGCCAGTACACTGACAACCCAATCGCCCACGGTTTGTTGTTCGTAAAATTCATCGTTCATTTTTTCGTCCTTTCAATTTCCTTCAATGTCTTGTCTGCAATGGCGTAAGCTCGTTCCACAATGTCAAAATCAAACTTTTTGCAGTATTTAGGTAACAGTTCGACCACTGCATCAGCCGCCAGCTTGTCGCGCTGTGTGACCATCAATGGGTTTATTAGTTCTGGTGTTTCGTTCATATCTATAGTGAAACAAAGATGGGCATTCGCCCTTCTTTGTAAGTTCCTAAAATGTTGTATTCAAAAAACTCTGCCGCACCTTCCATGTCCTCAATTCCGTTTTTGACCAGAATTTCGAGCACCTTTGAGGTGTTGTAGGCAACAACTGACTCGGTAAAGTTTTCAGCGATACCGATGATTGCATCGTCATATAACGGGTCTAAAAAAAGCACATCACCAAGCACTTCGGCTATCTGATTTCTCGTCATAGCTTCACCACCGCCTCGGCATTGGCCTTGCGTGTTCCAGCGCGAACGCCCATCACCCGCATTTCAGTGAGTCGGTGACACCGCACCATCGTTCGGTGGGGTACCACATCGAGCATTGATGAGTAGTCCTCAATGATTGCCCGAACTGCTTGGATACCACTGGCATCGAGCCGCAGATTGCCGCCAGCCAGATAGCGTTTGCCCGCCAGTGCCAGTGCCGTGACCGCATCTTGAAGCAGCCCACTGGCATCTTCCACCAGCTTCATTTCAACAATCAGCGTTTCAACCATGTTGACTCCATCAGACACCGCTTGCCAGTCTTGCAAGGTCGGTACAGGTGCTTTTTCCAAGGAACTGATACCTTGATAAATACGGGTCAGGTGATAGGTTCGCATGGCTTCCGGCATTGGCTCAGTAGGTGAGGCCAACAACTCATCCATGAAACTGTAGGCCGCTGCCACTCGTTTTCTGCGTGCTACTCGGCTCATTTGCTTTTCCTTCTAATTCGTGTTGGGATAACCGGTACCGTGTCCGGTATTTCCTCGACACTGGTGAATGTCCACAGGCATTTTGGGCATCGTTTGTTTCTGTAGGTACGTTCAACGTCCTGTCGCGTTTCGATGGTCTTTAACTCTGCTTCTTTACAATTCGGGCACTTCATTTGCGACCTCGCACCATCTTGAATTTGAAGCATCGGGCGCACATCCAAGCACTACCAAGATGAACACCGCCCTCTGGCACACGATACGCCTGGCACTTGCCGCACCAGATTAAGGGTCTATTGCTACCGTACATCACAACCCCCCTTGTTCAAGCGTTTTCTTGGCACGTCGCGCAGCCACATAAGGGCTGCAACCAAAGCGCCGGTACATGCGGTACAGGGTGTTGAAAAGTGAGAACTTTTTAAACATTGCCAGCCCCGATGAAGTTGGTAAGGCGACGGATACGGTCTTTTTGGTATTCGGCAATGCGACGTGCGTATTCACACGCACTTTCAGCGGCAAGCAACTCGCGCTGTGCTTCCTGCAACTCGCGCTCGGCTTGCTCCCTGACCGTGGGTAGTTTGAACATATCTAGTAACTTCATATTGCCCTTTCGTTAAAGTTAGCAAATTGTAGCACGATTAAGCATAATTTCTTATCTTGAGATAAATTTTATTTGCGTTTTTTAGAGCAACCTATCTAATATCATCTTTTTTTCTTAAAATAATTTAGCAAAGGTCAAAATGTGATACATTAACAACTTCACAAATTAGCAAACAAGGAAATTTGATATGAGTCTAGAGTTAGCAATACAAGAAAACACCGCCGCCCTCAACGGTGTGATGGAACTGCTCAAACAGTTCATGGATAAGGGCACTACACCCGTAGCAGCGCCCGAAAAGAAGCGCAAAGCCGCTACCGTAGCAGCGCCAGCCGCCACACAAGGCGACCCCGATGGAACGCGCTACTGGCACATCGCCAAGCACAACACTGTTTACAAGCAACTGCCAGGCATGGGTGACTGCAACATCAGCGATGCGGTGGAAGTTACTGAAACTGAATACCAAGTGCAAAAGGCACTCATTGAGCAAAAGGTTGCTGCACCAGCACCAACGCCAGCACCAGCCGCACCAGTGTTGCAAGTTGTTCATAGCGCCCCCGTAGTTGAAGCCGCCCCTGCTCCCGTAGTTGCACAAGTGACCTATGCCGAAGTGGTGGATGCAGTCAAAGCATACTTCCGCGCTTTCGGCAATGACAAAGTTGTTGAACTGCTCGGCAAATTCGGTGTTAAGCGTGTGCCTGAACTGGAATCACAACCTGAAAAGTTTGCCGAAGTGGTCGCACAGGTCAAATCAAAGTTGGGTGAATAAATGAGCGACCACGCAAAATTGTCGCCTTCGTCATCCAAACGCTGGATGAGTTGTGCCGCCAGCATCAAGGCTTCTGAGGGTATCCCCCGCAAAGCCAATGCAGCATCCCGCATGGGCACCGCTGAACACCTGGTGTCTAGTGTCGCCCTTGAAGATGGTTTGGAGGTGTCTCAGTTCTTGGGTAAATCCGTGGTGTTTTACACAACCGCAGACAAGCCCGACCACGAAGTTGAAACCCTCGGCGTACCTCCCGAAGGTAGCACTGTCGTTGAAACATTGACACTGGACGAAGCCTCTATAGAGCGCATTGGTACCTATGTGTCCTATGTCCGTGAACAAGTGACCTTGACTGGTGGTGAGTTGGTGGTGGAACAAAAGTTGCCCATCGACCACATTACCGGCGAGGACAAGGCCACTGGAACTGGTGATGCAATCATTGCTGCCGGTGACACCTTGTTTGTGATTGATGCCAAGTTTGGCTCCGGTCGCATTGATGCTGTGGTTGACGGTGTGCCCAATAGTCAGTTGGCAATTTACGCCAGCGGTGCCATGCGTCAGTTCGGTTGGATGGGTGACTTCAAGAACGTGCGTCTGGTCATTGTTCAACCCAAGCTGAATCATGTTTCAGAACACAGCATGACGGTTGAAGAACTGGAAGCGTTTATTGCTGGTGTCAAGGTCGCTGCCGACCGCACCCGCGATGACGATGCGCCGTTCAACCCGACCGCTGACAACTGCCATTTTTGCAGCGCCAAGCTGACTTGCAAGGCGCGTGAAGATGCGGCACTGAGTGAAGTTTTCGGTGACTTTGACGACTTGACCAATGCCCGTACAAAGCCTGTGCGTGATACAGAGTTAGGCGACTTGTACGCAAAACTGGACTTCATCAAGGCTTGGGTTTCCGATGTTGAAGCCCGTACCCTTGCCGCCTTGGATAACGGCAAACCAGTGCTTCGCGCCGATGGTTTGTCCTACAAGCTCGTTGAAGGTCGCAAAGGTATCCGTCAATGGCGTGATGAACAAGAGGTCATCGAATTGATGGAGTCCATGCACCTGCCCGACTCGGTGATTTACACCAAAAAGATTATCAGCCCCACCGTTGCCGAAAAGCTCTCAGGTGGTCGCAAACCTAAAAACATGGAAGCCGCTGAAAAGCTGCCCATTGGCCCGACCCGCTGGAAACGACTTGCTGAGTTGATTGTCCAGCCGGAAGGCAAGCCCGAAATCGCCTTGGAAACCGACCCAAGGCCAGCGAAACATACCTTGGATGACTTCCAAGCGATGCCTGTGGTAGCAGTTTCTACCGACCTTTTGTAATTTGTGTTCTTTTTAATTTGGAATTTTTTATCATGGCTAAAGTTTTATTGAAAAATGTTCGTTTGTCTTTCCCCGACCTGTTCCAACCAGGCAACCCACCAGCCGGTGCAGTGGGTGTACCAAAGTTCGGTGCCCAATTTATTTTCGCACCTGGTTCTGACGCATACAAAGTTGCCAGTGCCGAAGTGATGAAAGTTGCTCAGGAAAAGTTCGGCAAAAATGCCCAAGCAATTTTGTCGGAGTTATCCAGCGACAAAAAATGTCTCCGCAAAGGTGATAGTAACCGCGATAAAAACGGTGATGTTCGCAACGGCTATGAAGGTAACTTCTACATTACCGCCCGTAACAAGACCCGCCCACTGGTCATCGACCGCGACAAATCCCCACTCACCGAAGCCGACGGTAAGCCCTACGGCGGGTGCTATGTGAACTGCACGATTGACATCTATGCCCACGACAAACCAGGGTTAGGTAAACGCATCGACGCAACTTTGTTGGCTGTTCAGTTTGCCGGTGATGGTGATTCGTTCGGTGGTTCTAAAGGTAGCGTCGATGACTTCGATGCACTGGAAGAAGAAATGGCCGGAAGCGACCTGTTCTAAGGTGAAACGCAATGGAAGTCTATGCGCGTGTCAAAGAGCCTTCCACCCGCAAGGGTCGGCCACGCTCAAAGTTTTCTAGCGTTTTGGCTCGGCTACAGATTGGTTATTCAATGTATTTTGATGTGGACATGGAGGAAAACTTTTACAAAGTTGCCAAAAATGTTCGCACCAAAATATACCAAGCCAGTGCAATGTATCAGGACGTGGAGGGTAAAAAGTTTTCTATCAAGAAAGCCAAACACCCTGTCACTCAGAAATTGTGCGTCGGTCTGTGGCGAGTTCGTTGACCTTCAAACTGCCCTTTAAGGGTGGTTTGGTGATGTAACTGGTAAGCAGCGGGTTAGCGCCGCTGTGGTTAGGCACTTCCTTTTAGTTGTTGAAAAGACACTGCTTCATGTGAGTTGCCAGTTGCATCACCAAACTACTTTAAAACATTATGAAACAAACACTCGTTCTCGATATTGAGGTTTATTCCAACTACTTTTTGGCTCAGTTCAAAAGTATAGACACCGGCAAAGTCCGGTCTTTTGAAATGTTTGATGGGTGCGATTTTGACCGTCAAAGTGTCTTGTCAATCCTGAAATCGCATCGAATCATCACGTTCAACGGCTTGAATTTTGATATGCCGATATTGACATTGGCACTCAAAAAATTCACCTGTGAGCAACTTAAACAAGCCGCTGACTTAATCATTTTGGGTGAGAAAAAGAGTTGGGAAATCGAACGGTTTTATGACTTTCGCACCCTGCCCTGCGACCACATCGACCTCATTGAAGTTGCTCCTGGTGTGGGTATCGGCTTGAAGCTGTACGGTGCCCGACTGCACTCTAAAAAGCTGCAAGACTTACCCATTGACCCCGCTGCCAGCATCACTCCCGAACAACGTCAGTTGCTTCGTGAATACTGTGTGAACGACTTGGACACAACGATTGACCTGTGGAAAGTGGTTACAAATCCCAAGGATGACATTATCAAAACCCGCGAACTGCTCAGTGCGGAATTTGGTATGGATTTCCGAAGCAAAAGCGACGCTCAAATTGCGGAAGCTGTGATTAAAAGCCGTGTGGCACAACTCAAAGGTAGCCCAGTTGAAAAGTCAAAGGTTGAGTCAGGCACAGTTTTCAAATACCAAGCGCCCGCGTTTATCAAGTTTAAATCTCCGCTTCTAGTGTCTGTATTGGAATCGGTGTTGGAGTCTGAATTTCTGATTAAAGATAACGGTCAAGTAGCGTTACCAAAAGCTCTAGGTCGCACACTGGAAATAGGTCAATCAAAGTACCAGATGGGTATTGGTGGTTTGCACTCATGCGAGAAAAGCAAATCCCATATTGCCACTGAAAACACCCTGCTCCGTGACCGCGATGTGGTGTCTTACTACCCTTCCCTGATTATCCAGTGTGGGTTATTCCCGCCTAACATGGGCAAGCATTTTCAGTCGGTTTACAAAGATTTTTTTGATAGGCGTATTGCAGCCAAGAAGTCGGGTGACAAGTCCAAAGCGCAGACACTTAAGCTCACATTAAATTCGACCTACGGAAAGCTAGGTTCACCTTATGCCAGCTTGTACGCCCCTAACTTGATGATTCAAGTTACCGTCACTGGTCAGTTGGCATTGCTCATGCTGATTGAGCGCATGGAAGCTGCCAGCATCCCCGTTGTCAGCGCAAATACCGATGGAATCGTCATGGCTTGCCCCGCACAGCTTGAACCTGTGATGCTACAAATCGTCAAGCAGTGGGAAGCAGAAACCGGCCTAGAAACCGAAGAAACCTGCTACCGCGCACTGTTCAGCCGCGATGTGAATAACTACCTCGCACTCAAGACCGATGGTAGCTACAAGACCAAGGGTGTACTGGCAACGCCAGGCGTGATGAAGAACCCCGACAACCAGATTGTGTCCGAAGCGGTTTGCCTGTTCCTCAATGAAAAAACACCGATAGCGCAAACGATTTTGGGCTGTCAGGATGTTCGCAAATTCCTCCGTACCAAGCGGGTGACGGGTGGTGGTAAGTGGGGTAACGAATACCTCGGCAAAGTGGTTCGCTGGTATCGCAGCACCCAATCACAAACCCATATTGAGTACGTGAAAAACGGTAACAAGGTAGGTGGTTCTGACTGTGCAATGCCCTTAATGACGCTGCCCGACACCCTGCCAAGTGACATTGATTATGACTTTTACCTGGCAGAAGCCAGTGATTTGTTAAAGGAAATTGGAGTATGAAAGAACTGCGTGAAAGCGATGTGGAAAAGCACCATGTCGCCAGCATCAAAAAAGAGGGTGGTATCAGCTACAAGTTTACCTCCCCCGCCCGACGCTCGGTGCCCGACCGCTTAGACCTGTTACCCATCCCTGAAAGCGCCCGCCATGTGGTCGCTAGGTACGTTCAGTTCACGGAGTGCAAGCGCCCAGGTGGAAAGCCCACCGAAGCCCAAGCAAGAGAACACGAACGCCTCCGCGCTCTTGGGTATCAGGTCAATGTGGTGGACTCTATATGAAATTGACCCACGTTGCAGCCCCGCCCGAACACTTGTACTGGAGGCACGAAGTATGCCCGTACAAGGGCTCAAAGGTGTTGTTGAGGACAATCGGGGGTGTCGCTGTGGTTGGTAACTGGTTCGGTGAACTCAATGAAAGTTTTGTCGCCTGGTGCCCGTTGCCGACCAACGGCACACCCCGACCTAACCCCGCCAAGCTACCGTTTTGGCAACGGGTTCGTTATGCAATCACTTTAATTTTTAAACCTGAAAGACTTGTATGAAAGCTACAAAATCCGCACCCGCCGCTAACAGCGTGAAGGTAAAACTCTTAACCGATGCTGCCCAACTCCCGACCTACGGCACAGAAGGCGCAGCTTGTTTTGACGTTTATGCAACCGATACCGTGGCTATTGCCGCTGGTCGTGCCGCAACTATCAGCACTGGCATTGCCGTTGAGGTGCCAGCCGGTCACGCCATGATGCTGTACTCCCGCAGCGGTCACGGTTACAAACACGGTTTGCGCTTGGCTAACTGCGTGGGTGTCATCGACTCGGACTACCGTGGCGAGGTGTGTGTCCGTTTGAACAATGACGGAAAAGACACCTATATTGTCCAACAAGGTGAGCGCATAGCACAAGCGATGATAGTGCCAGTGCCACGTTTTGAATTGGTGAAGGCCGATGCACTGTCAGAAACCGACCGTGGCGAAGGCGGGTTTGGAAGTACCGGAAAATGAAATTCACCCCCCGCCCGTATCAAAAGCTGATACTTGATTTTGTCTTTACCCATCCCCGCTGTAATGTGTGGGCCGGAATGGGTATGGGCAAAACCAGTGTGAGCATTGCAGCGTTTGATGCGTTGCGGGTCTTTGGTGAAGCCACCCGCGCCCTAGTTATTGCACCTAAAAGAGTGGCAACCTCCACCTGGGCGCACGAAGTTACCAAGTGGCGAGAATCGTTTGGACACCTGACGGTTGCCGTGTGCATTGGTACGCCAAAACAACGGCTCGATGCGCTCGGCTCTGGTGCAGATATAACCTGCGTCAATTACGACAATCTGGAGTGGTTGGTTGAAGCTGTGGGTGATAACTGGCCGTGGGATATGGTGATAGCTGACGAATGTTTTGTATCGGGTACGCCCGTTTCTACCCCCGAAGGAACAACGCCAATTGAAAAATTACAGGTTGGTGACTTGGTTCTTACATCAATTGGCCCCAAAAAAGTAGTTCGCAAATATGAAAAATCCTCAAGGTCGCTTATCGAAATTCAACTCATCAACGGAACACGTATTGTCTGTACACCAAGCCACTTGTTTTGGACTGAAAGTGGTTGGCAGGAAGCTAAAGACTTGCGATGTTCCACTACTCTATTTGCGCCAGTGTCAGCACTGCGGGGCGATGTTTGCAATTCAACGCAGCAGGGCAATCGCAGAAACGACCGGAAAGTTTTGCAGCAGGTCGTGTTCGACGCTGAATTGGACAAGCAACACCCCGAAAGAGAAGTTACAAAGCCATGCCAAAAAACTGAACGAGTGGCAGGCGATAAACAGGAGTTGGAACGCAGGGGTTCCGATGCGAGAAGTGACGAAACAGAAATTGAGTCGTGCCTTGTCGGGCAGGGATTTGATAACACCACGCAATCGAGGTGGGAACGGCAGGGGGATGAGTCGAATAGAGTCTCTTGCGTCGGAGCATCTTGTCAGCGGTTGGGTGTGGAACCTGCCAATAAAGACAAAAGGAGCATCGACACCCAACATCCCCCCAAGCTACAAACCGGATTTTGCTTGGCCGGTGGTGATGATTTGTCTGGAAATAGATGGGGTTTCGCACAAAGCCGACTCAGTTCAGCAGATGGACAGAAAGAAAGAGGCCACCTTGAAAGAATTGGGGTGGCAAGTGTTTCGCATATCCAACACACAAGTGGAACAACTGTGTGGGACATCGAAGTTGAAGATGCCCATGAATACTTTGCCGGCGGGGTTCTTGTTCACAACTGCACCCGCCTTAAAGGGTTGAGAATTAGCTTGCAGAAAAGCACCAAAGGCAAGGAGTTTTTAACGGGTCAAGGCTCGGTCAGGGCGAAAGCACTGGCAAAAGTCGCATTTAAAAAGGTCAAGCGTTGGGTCAATCTGACCGGAAGCCCCGCCCCTAATGGTGTGCAAGACCTTTGGGGTCAGAACTGGTACGTGGATAAAGGTCAGCGATTAGGTAGCAGCTTTTCAGCGTTTGAAAGCCGCTGGTTTAGGAACGTGCAGAACTCTAGTGGATACACCACTTTGGAACCACTGAAACACGCACAACCTGAGATTGAAGCCGCCCTCAAAGACATAACTATCACCATTGACCCGAAAGATTGGTTTGATATTAAGAAACCGATTGAGCATATCGTATTGGTGGACTTACCGCCCAAAGCCCGTCAGATTTATGACGATTTAGAGTCAAAACTGTTTGCGGAAATCAACGAGCATGAGGTGGAAGTGTTTAACGCTGCCGCCCGTTCCAACAAGTGTTTGCAAATAGGTAGCGGAGTTGTTTTCGTCAATCCAGAAAGTCGTGAATGGGTCGATTTACATGATGAAAAAATTGATGCTTTGCGCTCGATTGTCGAAGAAACCAATGGTGAACCTCTGCTAGTCGCCTATCAGTTTGTCCCCGAAAAGGAAAAGATTGTCAAAGCCTTCCCCAAGGCCAAGGTCTTGAACAACGACCCAAGAATGATTGACGACTGGAACAAGGGAAAAATCCCAATGCTGATTGTCCACCCTGCCAGTGCCGGACATGGCTTGAACCTGCAAGATGGTGGTCGAATCCTTGTTGACTTTTCGACGGGTTGGAACCTGGAATACGACGAACAAGTGATTGAACGCATTGGCCCGACTCGCCAGCTTCAATCGGGGCACAACCGCGCTGTGTACCGTTACCGAATAGTGGCAAAGGACACCATTGAGCAAACCACTGTACTGCCCCGCTTAATAACCAAAGCGTCAGTACAGGATGCGCTAAAAGATGCTATGAAAAGAAAGTACAATTTATAGCAAAATTGCTATGTTTTTATTTAGCTTATGCTAATATTATGTAAATTAAATAATTGAGGTAAATATGGAAACTTTAAAAGGTCAAGTCGGTGGAAGCCATTATAAAGATATGGTTATCCAACCGATTGAATACATAGTCAAGAACAACCTCCCGTACATAGATGGAAACATCATAAAGTACGTCAGCCGGTGGAGGGCTAAGAACGGTGTTGAGGACTTGCGAAAGGCTCGTCACTATATCGACATGCTGATTGAATCGGAAACGAACGAGGTTAAATCTACTATTGAAAAAATTGACCATGCCTACGGTCGGGTGAATTTGCGCGAAGCTCACCCTCATTTACCACGTTACGATGGGGAAACAAAAAATGGGTGATATTCTCAGCACTCAGGAGGTTGCCGAACTCCTGGAGTGCGAATCCAAAACGGTAGAGGAAAAATTGCGTCGCGGGGAACTGCCAGGGGTTAAACTTGGCCGCAGTTGGATGTGCCCCCGCCAAGCACTTTTTGAAACGCTCAATGAGTTGGCAAAGAAGAACCTTGCTGAACATTTGGGCGCAGCCCCTCCCATAGCCGGTCTGACAAACTCTCAGCGCGGAAAGAGGCATACCGCGCCGACATTACCGAAGTGGCCGACCAGCCCATGATTTTGTTAATTTCCTCCGGTCGGAACAACCAGCGCCCGTTAGCATCGCGCAGTTCAAACCACTGGCAGGTCGCTTCGTGTCGTAAATCGTGTTCAGTAAGCCCTTCACATTCTGCGTGTTGAAATATGCTCGTAAAGCGGTGCGACAATCGCCCACTGGCAAGTCTCAATGTATTGGGGTCGCCATCCCAAAATGGGAAAACTAAATCCCCTGGCACCACTTCAATGTAGTTTCGCAGAGTTTCAATCAATTCCGGTCGGATAGGAACAGTTCGATAGGCAACTTTCCCATGCCGCTGCTTTGTGGTCTTAATCTTGATGGTTCGCCCAATCAAGTCCACACAATCTTTTCTCAGCGTGTAGGCTTCTCGCAATCGAGCGCCCGTATAAACAATTGTTTCAAAAAGCACCAACATGGCTGCACCGTCATGTAAACCCACTCCCCTTTCTGAGTTTGGCTTTTTTCGTTCTCCGCGCAGCACTTCCCTAATTTTCTCGAACTCACCTGGTAACAGTCGCCGGTTGCGTACTTGGTCATGCTTCGCATCCTGCCCTTTGTTTCGCAAAACCCTCGCCTCCGCTTCGTGATAAATCGAATACCCCCTTGGTAACAGCTTCAAAGGGTTGACTACATTGCCGTGAGGGTTTGAGCGAATGTGCCAGTCGATTGCTTTTGAAACGGCTTGAACCCGTTGCCGAATTGAACTTGGAGCAAGGTTTCGACTCAGTTTCATGTCCTCCACCCATGATTCAGCCCAAGGGTAGGTTAGTCCCGATAGTCTGACGTTCATCAAAACCTTGTCACTGGTCATCCAGCTTATCAAGTCCTGGTCAGTTTTTGATAGCCGACCTGCATTGCACCAGCGCAACAACAACGCTTGCATGGTCGAATCCTCGGCTCTGGCCGCTGAATCCTTTTTGTGTGCCACCAGTGCTGCCGGTACAATGCCAGCCTTCAACCACTTCTCAGCTTCAAGTGCGTAGTTTTCAGCTTCAACCTCCGACTCAAAGGTAAAGTACAGTCGCTTGGGTAGTAGTTGGTGGGATATGCACAATTCATATTTACCCGACCGTGTTTTGCGTACAGCAGCCATTTTTAAGTCCTTCCGTTGTTGAAATGAAAAAATACTACAGGAAAGAACGAAAATGTGCAACTCGACGCTACGGACAAACAATATTGAATCGTGCGGTTTTTGAAACGGTTTTCGTGCGGTTTCACCCGACTTTCAGGGTAATTTCAGCACAATAGGGGTTAGAAGCAATCTAGCTGCTTCTGTAAGTTGTTGATTTTATTGGGGATTTTGGAGGCGCGGAACGGAGTCGAACCGTTCTAGCCGGATTTGCAATCCGAAAACGTCATTTAAAAGTAACGACTTACAAAAAAATAGTAAAAAAACCGTTTTCCTGACTACTTATAACGATGCAACACATCATACTTCGATGACGCTCAACGGGATATTCGGGGCTTTTCCCTCAACATTATTGTCTTTTACAAAGACTTTATCGCCAATTTTTATTGAGTCGTTGCAACGAGCCTTGATTATACCACCGCCATCAATGTTGATAGTTGCTACTCCGTTCGATATTTTATGAACAATTCCAATTATTAGGTCGGATTTGGGTATTAACTCTAAAAGCAATTTGTATGGATTAAATGACATGACTTTCGACTCCTAACGTCTGGTAAATCTCAGGCATGGAAACATCCACGCCCACGGAACGAACAACCCCAATGCGGGTTGTCCCACCGTCAACGTAACGAATAAACTTGCCAGGGGTAATGATTCCAGTCTCTTGCAACACTGGAACTTTAATGGTGATATTGGCTATGCGTCCGGTGTCCGACAAAACGGCAATACCGCGCTGTCTGGCCGCTGCAACGTCGGTCATCAGTTCGTCCGTGACCATCGGTGCCAGCAATGCGCCAGTGCCGCCCCGTTTTGTCACCTGTGCAAAAACCCCGTTCTCGATGCCCGACACATACACGCGCTCATATTTCGGCTTCCACAACCATTCGGTGTTTTCGGTCGTCGTCAAATCTGCCGGTAACTCGAAGTCAGGTGTGATAGTGTCCCACTCCCAGGGTGCCGCTTTGTAACGGGGTAGAACGCGCACTGTCTGAGCAACGGGGGACGGTTGAATGTATGCGCCCGCAGCGTTGGCAATCTTGTTTAGCGCCCCGACGTAGCTGCCCTGGTGTGCAAAAACGCCAGCCGGTACTAGCCAATCGGTGATACCCCAATCCACCGACCAGCCGATAGAAGCTCCGTTGTATGTCAGCGCATCGTTCATCAGTTGTTGCGCTGTCCGGTCGGCTTCGTTGTTGAAGTTGAGCGACGGTGCGTATGGGCTATCGAGTAGCGCACTCTTGCCGCGCCCCTGCACCTTAATGTCAGTCTTGCCAAACTCCCGACTACGGGAAACGCGCTCAATCAGCGCCCGATACGCTACGCCATTGATAAGTGCTTCGACTTCGACCGGCGTGTTGTTATTGCCAGGCTCAATGCTGGACAATGCGGTACCAGCCAGTGAAGCGTTAAAGCCCCATGTCCATGAATCGGTGTCCAGACTCAATGACATACCTAATACTGGCAGTTGGATGTTCCCATCAACCCGCCGCAATGATGCGTTGTTAATCACAATATAGACCCTCCGAACTGGAACGATTTTGGTATTGGTAACTGGAATGACGCTGCCGGACAAACCGCCAAAGATAAGTGTCGGTATTCCGGTTATAGGCGGATGCTGGAACAGCAGGTGTGAAGTCACCACCTCTGGCAACTTAATCGGTATCGGTGGCTTGGGTGGCTCTGGTGGCTTACTTACCCCTGCCTTGCCCCGCCCTGCCAGTATCCAGCCCGATTGCAGCCCGTTATGGCCTTGGTTAGCAATGCCCTTGCCAATGCTGCCGCCTTTGATAGTCTGCCGTGGTACACCGCCCTGCCAATCCTGCCCCCGCGACTGCACCTTGAAAATACCCGCTTGCATACCCGATGCGCTGATAGCGCGAAGCGGGTCAGCCGTGGTGTACTTGCTTGAACGTGCCGTATCAACAAACTTGGCAATCTCGGTGCGTGTGCTGGTGGTCGCAGTGCGCCCATCGCCAAGCGTGTGCAGCACATCAAACTCGCGCTCCATTGGTAACGATGCCTTGGTGGATTCGCCCTGCTCCAATGAGCCGAACTTTGCGGGTTGCCATGCGGGTTCTGCTTGTCGCTCGGAGGACTTACTAACGCCCCAATCCCCGCCGTTATCACTGGTACGGGAAATAGCCGCTTGCTGCCCCGTCATAAACCGCGCATCCAAGTAGGGTGTTACACGGTTGTCGTAATACACGCCAGCGGATACGTTGACACCGCCCACCAATACCGCTGCATAGGTTTTTACAGGCTGTGAGCCTAGCGCCTTGACCTTTACCTCGCCGCGCACCGTCGCCGCAATACTTACCCGCCGCCTTGGTGCGGTAAACGACCCGCCGCCAAACACCAAATCAGGGCTTGTGAGTGGCGAATCCTGAAATACTAAATTAGCATCATTGGGCGCAGCCTGATTTACAAAGCCAAAGCGCAAATCCGGTGTTTCCGCTGGTGGCTCCTGAAATATCAGGTTGGGGTCAATGTCTGCCATTTACTGCTCGGCAATAGAACAGGATAAAAGTTGCAACTCGCCGCCGCCGTAAACCTTCGTATCGGATAACACCACCGGACTGCTACTACCGATACCGCCCACCTCCAAGTCCATGATGCCGCCCTCTAGCCCATCAAAGAACCGCGCCCAACCGATAACACCTGTTTTGATGCAGGTCACTTCCCTTGGGGTTGTAATTGTCAGGGTTGCTACACCGTCCACCACACCCACTACCCCCGCAGGGGTAGCAAGGGTAATGGATGCCAGAAGCGTTTGTGTGGTTGGCAATTCAGGCTTTGCAGGTGGTGTGCCAGCGTAGAAGTCAATCCTGTTACCCTCATTGATAAGGGTAAGAAGCGCGTTCAACCGCGCCAGCCGCGCCGCCATAGACAAGATGCTGAACATGGTTAGACCTTGGGTATGGCTTGCTGTGCTTGCATCAACAGGCTAACGCCTTGCTCGTTCTTTTCTGTAGGGTCGCCGCCCGATAGGATGCACTGCACCAA